GATGATGCAGGATCACGTAATGGTACAGGTAAAACCACTATTGTTAATGCACTGAGTTACGCATTGTATGGTGAAGCACTTACAAAAATACGTAAAGACAATCTAGTGAACAAAACCAACGGCAAGGCTATGTTGGTCACAATAGCATTTGAAAAAGATGGTGTAAATTACAGAGTGGAGCGTGGAAGAAAACCCAATGTAATGAAATATTACATAGACGATCAAGAGCAAGAACTATCAGATGTCAGTCAAGGCGATTCACGTAAAACGCAAGAAGACCTAAACAGAATGATTGGAATGAATCCAAAAATGTTCAAACACATTGTGGCTTTGAACACATACACTCAACCCTTTTTAAGTTTACACAACAATGAACAACAAGAAATAATTGAACAACTGTTAGGAATTCAATTGTTGTCTGAAAAAGCAGACATCTTAAAAACACACATCAAACGTGCAAAAGAAGACATATCGCTGGAAACATCACGTTTAGAAGGTTTAAAAATTAGCAATGAAAAAGTAGAAGAAACAATTCACAGTTTAAACAACAAAAGCAGTGCTTGGCAAAATCAGAACACCACAGACATAGAAAAATTAGAAAAAAATTTAAAAGAGTTAGAAAGTGTAGACATTGATAAAGAATTAGAAGCACATCAAAAATTTGAAGATTGGACAAAACTTAACGATGCGTTAAAACAATTGCAAAAAGACAGAGCTGGTTTGGAATCGACCATCGAACAAGCAGATAAGACAGCAAAAAAATTATATGATGATCTAGAAAAACTTAATCACAAAGCCACTTGTTATGCTTGTGGTCAGGATCTGCCTCAAGATAAAATAGAACAAATGCAGAAAACTTTGGAAGAAGAATATGGAGAATCCAACAGTTATGTGATGGAATTAGCACAACAATTGGAACAAACTGTAAAAGACATCGAAGCAGTGGGCGATTTGGATCAAAGACCCGACACATACTATGATACCATAAAAGAAGTATATGATCACAGACAATATGTGGAATCAATCAACACAGCACTTGTTAACAAAAAAGAAGATGCTAATCCATATCTAGATCAAATAGATGAATTAAAAAATCAAGCAGTACAAAAAATAGATTGGGACACAGCAAATACACTGCAAAAATTAAAAGAACATCAAGAATTTTTACACAAACTGTTAACAAACAAAGATTCCTTCATAAGGAAAAAAATAATTGATCAAAACTTAACCTTTTTGAACAACAGGTTAACTCACTACTTGGATCAATTGGGTCTTCCACACTTGGTCACATTTAAAAATGATTTAAGTGTGGAGATCACTCAACTGGGACAAGAACTAGACTTTGACAATCTGAGTAGAGGTGAAAGAAATAGATTAATTTTAGGTTTAAGTTTTGCTTTTAGAGATGTATGGGAAAACTTGTATCAAAAAATTAACTTGTTGTTTTTAGATGAATTGATAGATTCTGGTATGGATTCAGCAGGAGTTGAAAGCAGTTTGGCTATTCTAAAAAAAATGAGCAGAGAATCAGGCAAAAACATATTTTTGATATCTCATAAAGATGAATTAATGGGCAGAGTGAACAACGTGCTTAGAGTTGTTAAAGAAAACGGCTTTACAGCATATGCCAACGATGTGGAAACAAATGACCATTCAAGATGATACTCACGACAAACTGACCCAAGCATACATGGCGTATTTTAAAGCAAACGAGTTGTTTGCCAAGAGGCAAAGCCTTGCCACAAAAGTTGCCGCTAGATTGGCACTGGCAGAAATTAGAATTTTGGCACGTCTTAGACGTAAAGAGCTAGAAGAACAATATAAAGTGTCCAAGATCCACAAACAGCAACAGCGAAAAAAATAATCAGTAAGTATGTCCATATGCCATGGACTTATCAGGGTAAACCCATTCAAACATTGCCGGAAGACTGTGAAGGATTTGTGTATTTGATCACAAACACAACCAATGGTAAACGGTATGTGGGTAAAAAATTAGCAAAATTCAAGAAGACACGTCCGCCACTTAAAGGCAGGATAAACAAACGTAGAAGCAAAGTTGAATCTGACTGGAAAGAATATTGGGGTTCCTCAGATCATCTGAATGCTGACGTGGCAGAATTAGGCGAAGACAAGTTTACAAGAGAAATATTGTACATTTGCAAAACTAGAGGCGTAATGAGTTATCTCGAAGCTCGGGAACAATTCGAAAGACGAGTATTAGAATCCGACGAATACTACAACGGTATCATCAATGTAAGAGTTGGTGGTTCAAGAATCCTAAAAGAAGAACTTAAAAATTACAACAAGGCAATATAGCAACACAACTGATCGTAGATCCAGGAAATGCATTTGAAACATAATGGTGAATCCTGAGTTGCAAGGAAAGTGCTTACTAAAGGCATAAAAGAAGATGCTCTGTGAAAAAGATACAACATCACAACTGCTCACTTTGTTTGTGAAGGGTGCCGCAGTTGACCGTGACTGATGAAGTCTGGAATAGGGAGTTGACGGGTTACCGCTTCCGCACAAAAGTTCCTCTCACAAAATGGCAGGCTAGTCTCGCATGATGTCTACATACTTTTCCCGTTACTGGGTGAAGTATGGATCAACTGTCTGCATGATGACAACATAACTTCGTTATGTAATTGCTTAAATGCTTGAGCACAAGCGAAAAGCAGAACGACGTGAGTCGTTCTTAAACATTAGGATCAAATGATTCACAATCCAACCACACACTGACATCTGGTTCCGCTGACGCAACGTGTTTCAACTTGGTGTGACTCCAGTTTCTAATCTCTAATTCTTTTAATACTGATTCCGAATACACATGAACAACATCTGGTTCCAATTTCAATATCTGTTTGATGGCTGAAGGATCTGGTTTCGATTCGTAAGTCTGTATGGCAGTAACTTCTGGTATGGCACGAAAATCTCTGGCGTACTTGTCTCCGTGGAGCCAAGTGAGTGGGCCTGTGTTTTTGGAACGCAGTTTTAAATCGTTGGCTGTGTGTCGCCAATGAATATTATTTTCTGCGAAGCCCGCCGCCACAAGGCGGTTATAAGTCTTGGATCCCACCGCATACACTTTTTGTTCCAACAGTTCTGACAGACTGTGTGCATAATGATTGATGGCTTCGATGTGGGTGATGATCAGTGCTTGTGCATCTGCAGGAGAGTGTTCAACGGTGGCAGTTTTAAGACAGGGAATCCAGAGGTCGTCTTCATCCAGCTCTTGGGGTCGCACAATTTGTGTGTAAATTTGCATATGTGAATTATTTAGAACGACTGTGTCATTGATTAAATGGTGCTATTTGGTTTTAGACACCGTGTGTGTGTATTTTTTTATACTTTATATAGTGTGTGATGTGTTAAAAGAACGGTTGTCCTGTTTTTTTGGCAGTGTCTAGGTTTTCTTTGATCACGCCGCCCATCACTTCTCTATCTTCATGGCAGGTGGCATACATTTCATCTAGTGTAATCGATCCACGCATGAACCATGCCAATTTGAATAGATCAGATTTGAAATTTTTGATTTCGCCTTCCATATCTGTTGTGAGTTTGATAATGTCAGAACTCGGCAGTGTTGCGATCTTTATACGAAAAAATTTGCTGAATCAAATGCTATAGGTATTGTGTATTCGGCAGGTGCTCCGTTCTTAATTTCTTCTTCTGTGGAAGTTGCTTTTTGAGGTTTTAATTGAAATGCTTCTCTATTTTTTTCTAAATGCTCCATAATGGAACTGAAAAATTGTTTGTCAGTATTATCCAAAAACTCTGCGATTTGTTTTATATCTGATACAGTCTCGCCATCCACAGTGATTGATGCTATTGTGTTAGCCACCATGCCTATACTTAAATTGGTTAATTTTTTAAAAGTTTTTTGGAACTGTGCTATTTTTTCCTCATCATTCATTTCTGTATCATCCACAATCTTTTGAATTCTTTGCTGTTCGAATGTTTGAATTGCACTATGAGTGAACTCTTTGTAGGTTAAAGGTTTTGTTTTTACTTCCATGTTTTGGTAAAAAAATGTATCATTGTATTGTGCTGACAAGATTGAAGACAAACTATCCTGTAAATTTAATACTAAGTCTTTTTCAATTGATGTGCCTGGCACTTTGATTGCCACAGTCATGCTGGTTCCGTATGTGGCCATTCTGATAGTCATCAATGCCGCATCGCAATCTATCGAAGGCATTTCCCATGCATTCTTAATTGATGGTATACAACTCTGTATCACTGATACTGTTGCTTCGCCATTCAGCAAAGCGTCTGGAGTTTTTAACAACAGTTCGTCTTTGGCTGTCATAGGATACACAGCAACTTCTCCTGATTCAGGAACTTGAATAGATCCTTCAGAATAGAATTTATAACCACTTGGCAATTTTACAAACTGCTTGGGCTGTCTGTAATACTTCTTTAAAGGATTTACATTCTGTCCTGGTTGTGAATCTGTCATTTTGTTCTCCATAAATACTAAAAAACTTAAATTATGTTATTCTTAATATACACATATTTAGTAATGATAGATAAGTGCGTACTTAATGATTGGCATTAAATACAAGTAACAAGGATTTTGGTATTACATAATGGCAATGACGATTGAAGAACTTTTAGAAAAAACAGATGGCAATGGGGGAATTGCCAGCGAAGACACTGCCAAAAAAATACTGAAGGCTTTGGGTGGGTCTGGCGGCGGTAGCAGTAACAGTGGTGCTCAACGTGAGTTCACAGAAGAAACCAAGAAAACCAGCAAATCAGTTGTTGTATTCAAAAAAGTTTTAGGTGCGGCAGGAGCCGGCTTTGAATCATTAACCAAAGGTGCAGACGGATTGGTTGGTGGATTTGGTGTTCTATCACAAAGCACCACAGGATTAAACAAAGTATTTTTACAATTCACAGCCGACCTAGCGGCAAGAGTATTTGAAAACGTTGACACTTTCAGAAACTTGGCAGAGATAGGAGCCAACACAACACAAACAGTCAGCGATTTCAGACGTATAGCAGGCGACGCCGGAATAGACATGACAAGATTAGCCCAGGCATTAATGAGTGCCAACACATCACTTGCTGGTTTTGGCGGTAGTGCAAACGAAGGTGCAAGAAGATTCAACACAATAATGACATCACTATTACAGAGTGATTTCAGAAAAACAATCGCAGGTCTTGGATTTTCTATGGAAGACATCACAGAAGGCTTTGCTGATTATCTAGACTTACAGACTACTCTGGGTAGATCTCAATCAATGAGTAATTCACAGTTGGTTGCAGGCTCGCAAGAATATCTATTGAGATTGGACCAATTGTCAAGATTGACTGGATTGCAAAGAGATCAAGTGAAAGATGAATTACAAGCAGTGGCAGATGCTAGAGAGTTGCGTTTGATTTCAAACAGTGAAATAGAAGCAACCATGGTAAGGGTCAAAGCGGCGGCACCAGAAATGGTGAGTGCTGTTACAGGATTGTTAGCAAAAGGATTTCCAGAAGGTGGAGAACAAGTTGGTATATTTGCTGTGGAAGGTGTACGTGAAGCAGTGTCGGCATTGAGAGATGGTGTGCCTGGCGCAAGTGATCAGTTCATTCAAGCACTGGCACGTAACGGTGAAAGCATTGCCAACATGGACGCAGGTCAGAAAAAATTAATTGCTACTCAACTAGGTGTGGGCAATGAATTTTTCAATGTTGCGGCAGATTCTGTAAAATTTAGAAAATTCTTAGGACAAAGTACAAGTGCCATCATAGCAGAACAAGAAGCAAGAGCGGCAAGCACTAAAGGTGCAAAACAATTTCAGAATGCCAGTGAAAACTTGCGTTCAAAATTTCAAAAATTATTGACTCCATTCCAACAAGGAGTTGATATTATTATAGGTGGCTTGGCAAGCATAATTGGTCCTAAATCTTTTATTGCAACCACATTAAATGATTTAGGAACGAAATTTAACGATTGGTTCGATGAGTTGTCAACAACTGGCAAAGTGGCAATGGGAGGACTATACATTGCGGTAGGTCTAGCGGCGGCGGCATTGACTGCATTTGCCGCCAAGAAAGCCGTCACAGGAGTTTCAAGTTATCTAACAGGAGGCGGACCGGGAGGTGGAACGAAATCTATTTTAGGAAAAACTGGTGCAGGCGGTGGAGGTTTACTAGCCGGCATGGGTGGCGGATTAAAAGGATTAGCAAGTGGTTTGACAGCAATGGCAAATCCAGCGACTCTACTAGGTGCGGCGAATTTAGGATTGGCAATCACGGCAATAGGAGCAGGTGTTGCCGCGGCAACTTTCTTAATGGGCGGAGCATTAACAAAGTTTGCTGATGGATTAAAAAGTGTAGGTGAAGTGGATGGCGGTAATTTAGTACAGGTTGCCAAAGGCACTTTGGCTCTGTCAGGCGCAATGGTTGCCATGGGAGCAGGCAGTGCCGTCGGTACTGTTGGTGGCTTTATGAGCAGGATTTTCGGTGGAGGATCAGAAAACTTTGCCAAAAACTTGAATAAAACACTAGATGAGCTTGACAAAAGCAAAATAGACATGTATGCTAACAGTATAGAAAATTTAGGAACGGCAATGACAAGTTTAAGAAGTGGAATGATGGGAACAACAACAGCATCCGCATCCACAACAGGAGATAAATTGGATCAGTTAAATAACACTATGGAACAAATTTTGATGGCAATGAGTGATAACAATCGTTACAGCAGAATAACATCTCAAGCAACAACAGAAATGACAGATACAGTATAATGAGTTGGAAAAAATATTTTACAGAAGTGCCACTCGGTAATGGTACAAGCGGAATGAATTCACCATTGGGTGGAAAAGGTGGAACGGCTGGACCAGCCAAAACAAATTACTCATCATTTCTTCCAGATGTTTACAGCGGTGCACCTAACAGAGTTGAACGTTACGGACAATACAATGTGATGGATATGGATTCAGAAGTGAATGCCGCATTGGATATCCTAGCAGAATTTTGCACACAAAACAACACACAAAACAACACACCTTTTAAATTTGAATACAATCAGAAAGCAACCAACACAGAAATACAAATCATAGAACAATATCTGCACCAATGGTGCAAAATGAACGATTTTTCTAAACGTGTGTTTAAGATCCTGCGTAATGTGTTCAAGTATGGTGATGCATTTTTTATTAGAGATCCAGAAACAAAGAAAATGTTTCATGTTGATCCATCAAAAGTAACTAAAATAATTGTAAACGAAAGCACAGGTAAAATTCCTGAGCAATATGTTATAAAAGATATTAACTTTAATTTTAAAAATCTTGTGGCAACAACACCTCATCAGACAACAGGCAATGTAACAGGTGGCGGCTCAGGATATTTGACTGGCGGAGTAAGAGGAGCAACTGGCGGAAGTGTGAATCAAGACTCTCCAGGAACAAGATTTGGCACAGGACAAAGAGAAATTTCTGTTGATGCAGAACACGTTGTGCATTTAAGTTTATCAGAAGGACTGGACAACAACTATCCATTTGGTAATTCACTGTTGGAGAGTATTTTTAAAGTTTACAAACAAAAAGAATTATTAGAAGACGCAATCATAATCTACAGAGTACAAAGAGCACCTGAAAGAAGAGTGTTTTACATCGATGTAGGTAATATGCCAAGTCATTTGGCAATGCAATTTGTGGAACGAGTTAAGACTGAAATCCATCAAAGACGTATTCCTTCATCCACAGGTGGTGGAGCAAATGTTGTGGACTCTGCATACAATCCACTATCGATTAATGAAGACTATTTCTTTCCGCAAACAGCAGAAGGAAGAGGATCTAAAGTAGAAACATTACCGGGTGGTACAAACCTAGGAGAAATTGATGACTTGAAGTACTTCACAAACAAATTGTTAAGAGGTTTAAGAATTCCCAGTTCATATTTGCCAACAGGTGCAGATGATTCTCAAAGCAGTTTCAACGATGGTAGAGTGGGAACAGCATACATTCAAGAATTAAGATTTAACAAATACTGTGAAAGACTACAAAATTTAGTATCAGACGAATTCAATCAAGAGTTTAAACGGTATCTATTAGAAAAAGGTGTGAATATTGATATAGCAATGTTTGATATCAAGTTTCAGCCGCCAATGAACTTTGCTTCTTACAGACAAGCAGAAGTAGACAACAACAGAATTTCTACATACTCACAAATAGCAACTGTGCCGTTTGTAAGCAAACGTTATGCTCTGTCAAGATTCTTAGGATTATCTCCAGAAGAGATGGCAGAAAACGAAAGAATGTGGAGAGAAGAAAATGATGAAACTATGTCAGGTAAACCAACTACTTCAGCAACTGAATTAAGAAGTGCAGGAGTCAGCACAGCAGGTATACAAGCAGATTTAGATGCGGCAGAGCCGACAGAAGACCCAACTGCTCCAGGAGAAGAAGAAGCACCATCGCCAGCAGGAACGCCAGGTGGCGGAACACCAACTTCGAACACATAGGTATAAATAATTTTATGATATTACGTGAACTTTTTTATTACGATCAAATCACAACAGAGCCTGGTGAGCAGAAACAGTATGATGCTTCAGAAGACCAGTCTGTGATGTCATTAGGTGACACACGTAAAACTAGACTTTCGTTGAAACAGATCAACAAAGCAAGAAAAGCCGGAGAATTCCACAAAGAAGAACAAGAAAAAGAGTTGGAATTTGTGAGGCAGATGTACGCCAACCAACCGGAAATGTAATAAATGTCTATTGCTTTTGTATTAGGCAATGGTCTCAGTCGTAAACCAATTCCTTTAGACCCCTTACAACAATTTGGCAAAGTATATGCCTGCAATGCTGTTTATAGAACATATACTCCTAACTATCTAGTGGCAGTGGATGCCAAAATGATCAATGAAATCTGCACAGCAGGTGCTCAGTTGAAAATTCCTGTGTGGACCAATCCAAACAGAGCATATAAAAAGTATCCAGGGTTAAACTTTTTTGAACCCAGTCTAGGATGGTCATCTGGACCCACAGCACTGTGGTTGGCATCTAAAAACATGCATCCATTGATATTTTTATTGGGTTTCGACTTCACAGGCACCAGTGAAGGCAAGTTGAACAACATATTTGGCGACACACCCAACTACAAAAAGAATGCAGACACTGCCACATACCACGGCAATTGGAACAGACAAACCAGCATTATCCTACAGAAAAATCCACTAAAGAGATATATACGAGTAGTACCAGAAGGCACTAGTGTGTTTGAGGCCAAAGACCTTAAGAAGTTCACAAATTATAGTGAAATCACAGTGCAAGAATTTAAAAGACGCTTTCATTTGTAGAATCTGCGTCAAACAAGTCCATATCGGACCATTATCTACCCGTTTTTATACCTATTTGTTAAATAATACATGACAGTCTTACCATAGACAATGTTTATGGTTACCATTAACAGTTAATAGGAGAAAACAATGTCAGATAAAAGTAAATTCGAGCAAATGCTTGAAAAATTAGTCGCTGACGATAGAACAGCGGCAGAAGAAATTTTCCATGATATCGTTGTGGAAAAATCAAGATCAATCTATGAAGGTCTTTTAGAAAATGATATCAAAGATATCGAAGTAGAAGAAACTTCAAAAGAAGACGAATCTAAAAAAGATGACGACGCAGTTGACGAAGCATCAAAAGATGAGTCTAAAGAAGATGATGCAGTTGATGAAGCATCAAAAGATGAAGAAACAACAGACGAATCTTTATTAGATATCGAAAACACAGAAATTGCACCAGTAGAAGCACACGGTGGAGACGCAACAGACGATATGGTTGCTGACATCGGAATGCCAGCACCTACAGGTGATGAAGATAACGGCGACGACTCTGAAAAAGGTGAAGAAGAAATCGAAGACAGAGTAGTTGACCTAGAAGATGCTATTGATGACCTTAAAGCCGAATTTGAAAAAATGATGGGCGATGAGGACAAAAGCGACGACGCAGAAGGCGACGACGCAGAAGACAACGGCGAAGAAAAAGAAGACGAAGCCTTTGTAGATCAATCAGCAGAAGGTGAAACTGCAATCGCAGTTGCTCCTGAACTTGGTGAACAACCAGCAGTAGAAACAGCAGTGCCAAAAACAGCAAGTGAAGAAATTAGAGAATATGTGAACAAAGTAGGCGTAACGCATACAGATGGTTCAGATAACTCTAAATCACCAGTTGCTGGCAAAAATGATATGGGCGGAACGGCTTCTAACATCGCTAAAGGCGGTGAGGAAACAGGTGGTAAAGCACCTGCTCCAAAAGAAGACAACGCAGGTAACATTAATGTACCAGGCGCTAAAGCGAAACCTGTTGCGGCACCAAAGGCCAAGACTAGCACAGAAGATGATACTTCTGCAAAGTCGATAATTGGCAGTTAATAAGGTAGTATAAGGAAAACGGATGTTATCATTACGTGAGACGCTGACTTTTGACCAGGCGGGAATAGTCGTTGAGACTAAGGACGAACACAACGGTAAATCCCTTTACATGAAGGGAATCTGCATTCAGGGAGGTGTTAAAAACGCCAACCAGAGAGTGTATCCTGTTAACGAAATCCAGAGGGCTGTCAGCACACTTAACGATCAAGTCACTGGTGGATACTCGGTGTTGGGCGAAGTGGATCATCCTGAAGGACTTAATATTAACCTTGACCGTGTCAGCCACATGGTAAATGAAATGTGGATGGACGGACCAAACGGATACGGAAAATTAAAAGTGTTACCGACTCCTATGGGACAACTAGTTAAAACAATGCTGGAAAGCGGAGTTAAACTTGGTGTGTCCAGTAGGGGTTCCGGTAATGTTAAAGAAGACGGATCCGGACATGTATCAGATTTTGAAATCATCACAGTAGATATCGTTGCACAACCATCGGCACCGGGAGCATATCCTGAGCCAATATACGAGCATCTAATGAACACAAAGGGTGGTTTAAAAGCATTTAACTCAGCAAGGGACACAAAGGCACAAAAATATCTAAAAGAACAACTAATAAACATAATTGGAAAACTCCAATCTAAATAGGAGAAAAAGAATGTTAGAAGCACTGAAATCACTTTTTGAAAATAACGGTATTTCCGAAGAGATCAGAGCAGAAATAGAATCCGCATGGAACCAGAAAGTTGAAGAAAACAAACTTTCTGCCACTGCTGATCTTCGTAAAGAATTTGCAGAGAAGTATGAACACGACAAAGCAAATTTAACAGACGCTGTTGATAAAATGGTATCTGAAAGACTCGAAGCAGAAATGGCAGAGTTCGCAGACGACAAGAAAGCACTTGCTGAAGAGAGAGTTAAGTATGCTACTCAAATCGGTGAACACGCAGAAAAGTTAAAATCGTTTGTTTTTGAAAAACTTAAAGGCGAAGTTGCTGAACTATACGCAGACCAAAAAGTTATGGCAGAAAATTTTGTCAAACTTGAGGAATTTGTGGTAGAAGCTCTGTCTAAAGAAATTGCAGAATTTCAAAAAGACAAACAAGACGTTGCTGAAACAAAAGTACGTCTTATCAGAGAAGCAAAAGCACATTTTGAAAAAGTTAGAAGTAACTTTGTGAAAAAAGGTGCTAGTAAAGTGTCAGAAATAGTGAGCAAAACTCTTAAGTCAGAGATCAGTTCATTAAAAGAAGACATTGAAGCGGCTCGCAAAAACGACTTTGGTCGCAGACTGTTTGAATCTTATCAACAAGAATATTCACAATCGTTCTTGAATGAAAAAAGTGAAACAGCAAAACTTATGAAGGTAGTGGACATTTCGAAACTACAGGCAGAAGAAGCGATGAAGACTGTCAATGAGAAGCAAAAAGTAATTGAAGCAAAAGAATTAGAAATTGCTACAATTAAAGAAGCGGCAGAGAGAAGTAACGTAATCAATGAGTTAACACACCCATTGAACACAGAACAAAAAGAAATAATGAACAATCTACTGGAGAGTGTGCAGACGGGTGCTTTACGAAAGCAATTCGAAAAGTACATACCATCTGTTCTAAACGGTAGGACTCCAGCGAAAAAACAGGCTATAAATGAAGGCACAGAAGTAACAGGCGATAAACAAATTAACATTGTAAACAGCAGTCAATTCAATAGCAACATCGTTGATATTAGAAGACTTGCTGGTATATAAAAAACAAAGGAGAAAAACACAATGTCAGAACTAACAGAAACTCGCTGGCAGGATACAAAGAGTGCGTTACTAGAAGGCCTAACTGGAAATAAAAAAGCAGTTATGGCTACAACTTTGGAAAATACTAGACAGTATCTTTCAGAGTCGGCAACAGCAGGTGCTACATCTGCCGGTAACGTTGCAACTCTAAACAGAGTGATCCTACCCGTGATCAGAAGGGTTATGCCTACTGTAATTGCTAACGAATTGGTTGGAGTACAACCAATGACTGGCCCAGTTGGACAAATCCACACACTAAGAGTAAGATATGCAGAAGCGGCAACATCAGGCGGCGGACTAGCGGCAGGGGCTGAAGCATTATCACCATTTGCAATTGCACAAGGTTATTCAGGTAACGATGTAGCAGATCCAAATGGTAATGCAGACGCAACAGCCACTAAAGAAGGAAGTGGTGGTAGAGCAATGTCAATCCAAATCTTGAAACAAACTGTTGAAGCAAAAAGCAGAAAGTTACAAGCAAGATGGACATTTGAATCTGCTCAAGACGCACAAGCTCAACAAGGTATTGATGTAGAGGCTGAAATCATGGCGGCATTAGCACAAGAAATTACTGCTGAAATCGACCAAGAAGTCATCAACTCATTAAGAGCTTTAGCGGCTGATGAAGAAACATTTAACCAAGCGGCTGTATCAGGAACTGCAACTTTTGTAGGCGATGAACATGCGGCATTGGCTGTGTTAATCAACAGAACAGCAAATAAAATTGCACAAAGAACAAGAAGAGGCGCAGGAAACTGGGCTGTGGTATCACCACAGGCTTTAACTGTACTTCAATCTGCAACAACTTCAGCGTTCGCAAGAACAACTGAAGGTTCTTTTGAAGCACCAACTAACCAAAAGATGGTTGGAACTTTAAACAGTGCAATGAAAGTATATGTTGACACATATGCGGCAGACGATACGTCTGTATTGGTAGGATACAAAGGCTCATCTGAAGCAGATGCGGCGGCGTTCTATTGCCCATACATTCCGTTAATGTCTAGCGGTGTTGTGCTTGACCCATCAACTTTTGAACCAGTTGTTTCTTTCATGACTAGATATGGTTATGTAGAGTTAAACAACACAGCATCTTCACTAGGAAATGCTGGGGACTATGTTGGTAAAGTTACTATGTCAAACATTTCGTTTGCATAATCAACAGTAAACACTTACATATTAAAGGGGGCTTCGGCCCCCTTTTTTATTGACTGAATGTTCAGGACTTGACTTTTATACCAAAATGTAGTATAATTAACGAGGAAACACTAACAAGGACTAAAATGAAAAGTATTGCAATAATAATATTATCTTTCTTCATAGTATCTGCTTGTTCTCTTAAAGAACCAAAAGTGTCATTTGGAAAAAAATGTTCAATGACTGATGACAACATCACTTATTCGTATGTTTGGATCTATGATAAAAACACTGGTCTGCCAGCAGACGAAGAACAGTGTGCGGCACTTCCTAAAAAAGAAGAGAAGTAATCATATGGACTTAATCCAGCCATTGTTTGTCAACGAAAAAGGCAGAACAGAAACGGCTGGATTAGGTGCTGATAACAGCAGTTGGTCCGAATCCTTAATAGAAGACAGAATTCAAAAAGACATAGACAAAGGTGTAGACAGTTTCTTGCTGTTCATAACACCAGAACATAAATCTTGGACTCCTGATTGGAGTTTTAATCAAAGAATTGTAAATCAAATAAAAACAAAATTTCCCAACATACAACTGATTGTGGATGTGTGCTTGTGTGCCTCTTTACCAGATGGGCATTGTAGAGTGATGGACAAACCAGACACCAGTGAAGCACTGTTGATTGATTTGGGTAAGAAATTAAAATCTGCAGGTGCAGACATATTGGCTCCTTCAGACATGGGAGAACGCACAGTTCAAAATTTAAAATCAGAAACTCACAGTGAAGTGATGGCATATGTAAAATACCGCAGTGTGTTTTACAGTTCTTTTAGAGATCTAGCAGACAGCACACCCACCACCAGCAGAACATACCAACTGCCTGTTGACAATGATTGGGGCATGATTGCCACAGCCAATCAATACAAAAAACAAAAAGCAGATTACTTGTTGCTGAAACCAGGACAACACAGTTTACATAATTTAAGCATGATAAATGCAGGATCTTACATTCCGGTTGGAGTGTATCAAGTGGGAGATGAATACAAAGGATTGCCCACACTGCAACACCAGATTGAAATATCCAAAGTGTATAAATCAGCAGGTGCAAAATTTTTAGTAACATACGGAGCCAGAGACTTGATTGGTCAATTGGATTGATATGGAACACGAAAAAATATTATTAGAATTCAAAGAATACATGGACAGACTGCAAGTATGGAAGACCAGTCATGGCATATTCATCAACGATATCAAAAAATTAGAAAACACTCTGAACAAAATGTATGATGAATACACCACTATTTTGATAGATTACCGTAGAACCAAGAAAGATAGATACCTAGAAGAAGCCAGTTCTGTGCTCATAGAAGCCATCGATCTAGCAAAAAAATTCTCAAAAGTAGAACTGATAGCATCACTCAGCAAACGATAAATACTTCTATAAACAATTGTTTTGGGCCAGTTTCGGCTGGACTTATGGGGAATCAACCCCGTAGACCTAGAACGTCAACAGGAGAAACAAAATGGGAAGACCAATTAACAAAAAACACATTGGTGATGGAGCAGGTAAACTTCAAGTAACTGCGGTTAAATTCGCGGCAGGTGGAGAAATTACTACTGAATCACATATTGTGTCACAAAGATCAACAAACAAATTTATTGTAACTGATGGATCAAAAACAGAAACTTGTACACTTGTAAACAAGTCAATCGGTGGTGTAGGTGCTGGTGCTTTAGGCGCAGGCGAATTTTGCATTAACGTAACTGACAGTGACGGTGTTACAAAACAAGTTACTAAACTGTACAACAGAAAAATGCAACTTGAAGGCGCAACTAGACACGTATGGACTAGAGATGCTGACGGTTTATCTGATGCAGTTGAAAAAGTTATTTCAGGTGCAACACAGGCAGATCCATGTGTTATCACAGCAACTGGACACGGCTTCAGCAACGGAGATAAAGTATCTATCCGTGGCGTAGTTGGCATGGTTGAGCTTAACCTTGAAACTGCATACACAGTAGCAAACAAAGCAACTAACACATTCGAATTAACAGGAATTGATAGTATAGGCTTTACTGCATACGGTAGTGCTGGTGTGGCAACTAAAGCGGCAGTAGGCGCAGGCAACATTGTTGTTGACGCTCAAGCAACTTAAGATAGAATACAGTTTAGGGAGTGGCAACACTCCCTAAATTATAAAAACTATGGCAAAAACAGTTTATTTAGAATCGGGTAGTTACAAAATTAAGGTAGCAGATGCCAGCAACGAAATCACGTTGGAGTCTGCACTTACTAGAGTTACTGGTGACTTGCGTATCGAAGGCGAAACAACAACAGTAAACACAACAAATTTAGCAATCGAAGACAACATAATTGAACTTAACAAAAACGAAGCAGGTGCAGGTGTTGGAGAAGGCACAGCAGGTGTTAGAGTAGACAGAGGATCACTCACTGGTGTGCAAATGATTTATGATGAATCTATTGCATGGAATAATCCAAGCACACAGACAGTGTCACAAGGACCAAACTTACAAGGACCTGGTTATGGTTCATACAAAATTTCTTCAGCAGACGGAAATGATATACTGGCATTAAGAGTTGCCAACATCAACAACAACAATGCAATTTATTTTGAGCCAGGCGGAACAGGCACATTGAGATTAGGTGCCAGTATTGCTCCAGCAAATTATATCAGCAGAATGAATGACGACAACGATATTCCAAACAAAAAATATGTTGACGACGAAATCAATGCTGTTGTGATTGGTGCGGCGTTTCCAAGAATTGTTGATGGTGACACAGAAGTTAAAATCACAGACAACAGTTCATCAGGCAACACATCAAAAATTGAAATCAAAATTGATAACACTTTGGTTGGACTATGGGAACCCACTAGATTTGAATTATATCAACAAACAACAGATATTGGCAGTATCAGAATTGAAGGCGACAAGATCAGCAGTCTTAATTCCAATGAAGATTTAGAATTGGTAGCACCAGGAACAGGGTCTGTAAGGGCAAATGATTCCTTTGTGATTGGCAATAGACCAAGTGTGCAAGATGCGGCAATAGACCCGTTATATGACGCCAACGGCGTTAAATTGTATGCAAAAACACCATCTGGCGGAGATACAGGATTATATTTTGTAAATACAAATGACACAAGAGGAGAAGTGATCAGCAAGAATAGAGCACTACTTTTCGGATTAATTTTTTAAAGGAGAAACAATGGCAATAACAAACGCAAACGTAAATGGAACACAAGATGTTCTCACAGTACCTGCAGGTAAAAGTTATGCTGTTACATCTATATTGATCACAAATGTTGGTCCAGAAGATGCTACAGGTGGAGAAGATAGTAATTTCACTTTGTATGCTGTAACTGGAGCCTACGTTGCAAACCAATCTATGATAGTGAACAGTGCATTATTACCAGGAGCAGAAACATTCACACTAGATTCAGAAAAAATAGTGTTGGGTGCAGGTGACGTTATCAAAGTTGCTCAATCAGGTGCTAACAACTTATCAGTTGTAGTCAGTTACTTGGAGGTGTAATGAGATATCTAAAACGTCAATCCACTAATAAAAGATTATTAAACGGTAAAGGTTTAATATACACTCAGTACGAAACAATTGAAGCACAATCAACAGGTGCATTTTTAGTTCCAAAAGGAACTCAAGTACAACGTCCTGTTACACCAATTGAAGGACAATTGAGATTCAACACAACACTGAGACAACTTGAAGTGTATGAGTCGTTAGGTGGCGGTGCTCCAGTATGGAAACAGTTTAGATTATCAGAACCACAAAATATTGTGGTACAAAATTTAAGTAACGGTGATGACACAGAAGTAAACTTTGGAATTCTTAATGATGGATTTGGATCAGGATTAGGATATCCAACAGCATCTGAAAATATTTTAGTGATGGTGGAAAATGTTTTACAGATTCCAAATACCAACTACACATTAACACAAAATCCATGTGATGTTAACAGCAACACCATAAGTGCTGTGGCAAATTACAGTGCAACAGGCGTTGGTGCTTTTGTAAGCAGTAATCCTGTACTGATTGACTGGCAATCTAAAGGTTACCATGTTGGGCAATCTGTTGTTGTCACAGGGTCAGCCACAAACAACGGAACATTCACAGTAACAGCAGTAACACCCAGCCATTTAAGTGTAAACACTTTGTTGAATACTGAAGCAAACTCAGTTGGTGGAAACACATTCAATATGGATGGAAAAAGTTCAGTTACAGGACTATCTTATCCGTCAGGGCAATACATAACATTCGGAACATCAGTTCCCACAGGTAAGCCAGTCACTGTTTTACACAACTTTGACAAATAATTCCTTTACCAAATTTCAATAAATACTAAAAAAGGAGTGCTATGGCAGTAACCAATGTAGGTAGAATATCAGGACCATTATTAAAAGAAAATCTTACAAGAACGTCGGATTTGGCTTTTGAAACGGACTTATTATACATTGATGTTATCAATGGCAGAATAGGTATCAAAGATGATGCCCCCACAAGAGAATTACTAGTATCTGGCGATGCCATTTACAGAGGCAATTTAATTGCCACCAACTCGGCCTCAATTGGAAACATTGGTATAGACGGACCAACAGACACATTTTCAACTTTGACAGGTCCAATCAACATGATTGCTGGTACTAATTTCCAAATGACTGAATTACGCACAGGTAATTTAGCATTTACTAACAGTGGAATAAGAGCACACAATGGTGAGGATATTAGATTTCAACCAGGACCTGGTGCAGGCGGTGGAGTAGCAACAACAGGTAAAGTGATCATTCTATCAGACCTAAACACAACAGGAAATATTCATGCCACAGGAGATATTTCTTTTGATGGAAATATTTTTATAGGCGGTGATGGTCCAGAAGATACTTTAAGTTTTAATGGTGATATAGAATCAGATTTAATTCCAGATGTTACCGGAACTTATGATATAGGTTCCAACAGTCAACGTTGGGGAGATGTTGAAATAAAAAGTATGACAGGACTTAATGACATTGTTATTGATAACACAATTTCTTTATCAGGTGTTGCTGTTAACTTAGGTATTGAAAATAAATGGTATGTGAGTACAAATGGTACCGATGATCTAGCAGGTAATCACCCAAACTTTGCATTTGGAACAATACGTCATGCATTGGCATACATTGAGGAAAGTACAGCAGGTCCACACGAACTGCACATTTTACCTGGCACATACACAGAACAATTTCCATTAGAAGTACCAGCAAACGTCACAGTAAAAGGTTCAGGCATCAGAACAGTTACAGTTAAACCAGATGTGCCTAACAGATATCAAGATGCATTCTTATTAAATGATGCATCAGTTGTAACAGATTTAACTGTTGCAAATTTCCATTATGATGCAAACACTGATCGTGGATACGGTTTTAGATTTGCACCAAATGCCGGCATTGTTACAAAATCACCATACGTACAAAATATCACAGTGGTAACACAAGGAGACACACGACCGGCAGATGATCCAAAAGGATTTAATTCAGGTGATGCAGGCAGAGGTGCATTGGTAGACGGATCAGTATTGGATTCAGCATCACCAAGAGCATCAATGTTATTCAATGCTGTTACATTTATTACTCCAGGTGCAGATGGTATTACTTGTAAAAATGATTCAAGAACAGAGATCATAAACTGCTTCACATATTTTGCAGACACAGGAATCAAATTATTAAGCGGATCAGAATCTAGAATTATAGGTTCTGCAAACGTGTATGGTAACAAAGGTATCACAGCAGACGGTGTCGACACAAAAGCATATGCTATATCACACAACTTCGCTTATGTGGGTGCAGGCGGAGATGTAGAAAATGACGAGTCGTTATGGGATCAAACTAAAGAAACCGAACAAACCAACAGCGGTAGAGTTTATTTTGTCAGTCAAGATCAGAGTGGAGATTTTAGAATTGGTGATAATTTTATTGTTGATTTAGGAAAAGGCACAACTTCTATAGCAGTTAACGATGGTGATTTAGGTGCATCAACACTAACTGTTGGTGTTGCAGGCACAACCACATTGATTGATGCTACAAAAATAGATGTGCCGAATTTTAGAATTTCAAACAACACAATTCAAACATTAAACAACAGCATGTCGATAGGTGCAGTGGGATCAGCCAATGCTGTAAATTTAACTTCCAATGTGCTGATGCCAAATGTTGATATCACAGGCAATGCCACAATAGGTGGATCAGGAATAAACTTTGGTAATGAAGCAGGAGACACTGTGAATTTTGCAATGGACTTTGAACAAGATTTATTACCAAGTCAAGACACGCAGAGCAATATAGGTAGTGCAACAAAAAATTGGAAAACAACAAATTCAGCAAGAATAACTTTAGACAATATTGATATTCACAACAACATAATACAAACCACAGACACAAATTCACAATTAGAATTGAGAGCAAGTGGTACAGGTGTAGTTAATTTAGGCACTGTTGGATTCAAAACAAATATAACATCTGCATCAGGAGATGTTGCATTTAGTGGAGGAACAACTAACACAATAATCAACTCAACAAGTAATATGTTGCTACCATCAGGAACCACAGCACAAAATCCTAATCAAGGAAATGCTGTAAGGTTTGATTCAAGTATAAATGAATTTGAGTTATTTTCAACAGGTAAAATAGCACTGAATGGAATAAAAGATGGTGACAGAGACACTCAAATTGATTTAAGCAGTAACAAATTTACTTTTTACACAGCCAATGGATATGCTGGTGAAATAGACGGTTCGGGTAATTTAGTTGTGCCTATTTTTTCTAGCCAAGATCAGATTCTTATTAATGGCAACACAATAGGTGTGGGCAGTGCCTCAAATCCACAAGCAGGTTTCACAGCAAACGGCAACGGGAAAGTGGTGTTGGACACTGCTAATCTTCAAATTTCTGGGGGAACTATTGAGAACAAATTAGTCAACCAAGATATCACATTCACAGGAACAGGCGTAAAAGCAAACAGAACAGTACAATTTGATTCACTCAACGGATATATAGGACCATTTGGAACAACTGCACAACGTGATGCCACAATTGCTAGACTGGGTGCTGTGTGGTGGAACTCAGACAGTGGTATTTTAGAAGTGTATGCTGGAGCAGTGGATGGTTGGATTAGTTCTATTGGTGTACAAGCAGTCACTGTGACAGACGAAATTGCGGAAGATTTCAATGTGGTTTACAACCTCATATTAAACTAGTATAAATTAACCTTGTACAATATAATACCAAAAGCACGATAAATAATACTAATGCAGAGTCTGACCAGATTCAGCAGGACAAACCGTGGTACAACCGGCGAAGAACTTATGAATAACGTAAGGTGAAAATTAGGTTGGTGGGACAAGATCCCCGTGCTATAAAGGAGCAAAAACAATGGCTGTAGGTCGAATATCAGGTCAGCTCTTGAAGTCTAATCTTCTGCGTAATGGAGCAGATTTGGCGTTCGAGACTAACTTGTTATACATTGATGTTAATAACAACAGGATTGGTGTTAAGACCAGCACTCCTCAATACCCGCTAGATATAAACGGAACAGCACGTACAACAAATGCAGAAGTTACTGGACAAGTAGATGTAGGAAACATCACAGTAACTGGCAACACAATTTCAACAACACAATCAGCACTAAATTTTTCAGCCGCAGACGGCATTGTGTACAACAACGAGATTCATGTAGATGATCTTGTAATCACTAACAACACCATTAGAGCAACTGACACCAATCAAAATTTTGAGATTGTAACCAGCGGAACAGGTGTTGTAGATATTGTAGGTAACACAGAAGTACAAGGTAACATACACGCAACAGGAAACATCAGAGCAGACGGTAACATAACTATTGGTGATTCTGATACAGATTCTATCACAATCAATGCTGATATTACGTCAAACATTATACCTGATGCTTCAGACACATACAGTTTAGGAACACCAACAAAACGTTGGAATAATGCATATGCCAACAACTTGACTGTGGACAATTTAACACTGTCTGGAAACATATCAGTACAAGGGTTGGATTTAACAGCACGTCCAGGCAAAGTGTTGTATGTAGCAACCAACGGTGATGATTCTAATTCTGGAACACACCAAAATGATCCTTATGCTTCAATAGAACAAGCATTGTCAGTGGCTGTTGCTGGAGATCATGTTTACATTTATCCAGGCACATACACAGAAGATTTTCCATTAACTATTCCCACAGGAGTTAGTATTAGAGGTGATGGAATTAGAGCAGTAACAGTTCAACCAAGTGTGACCACAAACAGTAATGATGCTTTTATATTGAATGGTGAAACAACAGTTGAAGATTTAACTGTTACAGGTTTTTATTACAACAGTGGAACAAACACAGGACATGCATTCAGATTTAATTCAACAGGTGCAGACGATTCAACAGGATTTCAAGTAACATCAAGATCACCTTACATTAGAAATGTCACTGTAATTACATCAGGTTCAGTTACAACAGCAAATGATCCTAGAGGATTTGGATCTGCTGATGCTGGTAAAGGTGCATTGTTAGATGGTTCAGTGGCAACACCGGCATCCAACGAAGCCGCTTGTTTGTTTCAAAACACAACATTTATTACTCCAGGTGTTGATGCACTTACACTTACAAACGGTGTAAGAATAGAATGGTTAAACAGTTTCACATATTTTGCGGCAAGAAGTATCTATGCTGTTGACGGCACAACTGGCTTGGCTGAAGATGGTAAAACACAATTAAGAGTTTCAGGATTTTCTGGAACACCGCTTGCGGCAGGTCACGTTATATCATACTACGACACAGACAATGTAACTCAACTGGCATCGGGTACTATCGAATCTATAGACAACGACAAAATTATAATTGATGGAAAATCAACAGGATTTGCAATGCCACCAGAAACAACAGGCAAACAGATCACTGCTAACGGTGATGCAAAATTAGATACGTCTGTTAAAAAGTTTGGACAATCCAGTTTGCTGTTAGATGGTGTAGGAGACAGTGCATCTATTTCAACAACAGCAGATTTTGGATTTGGTACAGGAGATTTTACAATAGAATTTTGGGCATACCCAACACAACTTCAATCCACAACACTATTTGATTTCAGAAACAATGCATCAATTGAATATTCATTGATGTTGTACATGACCAACAATGGTCCAAAACTTTATGTTAACGGAGCAAATGTAATCATAGGAAGTCAAGGTTTTAATCTTAATGTTTGGACTCACTTCTCATTAGTAAGAAGCAGTAACACTGTGACAATGTATGTTGCAGGACAAAATGTTGGAACGGCAACAGTTGCAAATGATTTAGGTGCGGCAAAACCACTTGTGATGGGTAACAACTATGATGCCAATAATGGTTTCATAGGAAACATGGACGACTTCACAATTTACAAAGGTTCAGCAATACGTTCGGGAAACTTTACTCCACCAACAACAGAAGCAATTGGAAATCCTGACACTGTGTTAGTAAGTAGATTTAATGGTCCAAACTTAACAACTACATTTTTAGACACAAACATAGCGATTCAAGATATTAGAACATCAGCAGGAGCAACAGCAACAAACTTTACTCTGGTTGATTACACAGACTTTGGAGCAGAAGTAAGATCAATTGCATCTGCATCTATCTACGGAACATACGGTGTTGTGGGAGATGGTGTTGGTATAAAAATGTATTTGATCTCGCACAACTTTGCTTACATTGGAAATGATTACGAAGTTGATAACGATGCAACAACAGTGATTCAAGCCAACGAAGTTATCACAAACAATAACGCAAAAATTTATTATTCATCAGTTGACCATAAAGGTGACTTTAGAGTTGGTGATCAATTTTATGTTAATCAAGAAACAGGACAAGTTGCGTTTACATCAGCATCACTTAACATAGATGTTGATCAAGCATTAACATTTACATCAGGACCCAACGTTACAGTTATATCAGGAGATAAAATTGAAACAGGAAATGTTCAAATATCTGGAAATAATATCACAACAACATCGGGTGATTTAAATATTGATTCATTTAACAATCAAATTAATTTTGTTGATGATGTAAACATTACTGGAAATTTAGATATCACAGGAGATATCACAATAGGTGGAAATGTTACAATAGGTGACGAAACAACAGATTCAATTAACATCACAGCAGGCATCAGTTCTGATATTATTCCTGCACAAGATAATTTTTACGATATTGGCTCATCTACAAAAAGATGGAACACAATATTTGCCAACGAAGCACAAATAGACAGTGTTAATATCAAAGGAAATTTAATTCAAAGTAATAATACAAATGCTGATTTAGATTTAAGATCAAGTGGAACTGGTGGAGTAAGAGTTGAAAACTTCACAGCATCAGGAGATACACTAACAAATGATTCAGGAGACTTCATAGTTAATCCTGCTTCAGGTGTGTTCAGAGTTGACGGTACTGGATCTGTTAGAATTCCAACAGGTACAACTGCCCAAAGACCAGGTTCTGCATCAGCAGGTATGATGAGATACAACACAGATGATTCAGTGTTTGAAGGATACAACGGAACAAACTGGTTGGCATTGTCTGGTGTTTATGACCTTGACAAAGACACATACATCACTGCTGAGGCTACACCAGGTGCAGATGATGACACACTTAGATTTTATGCTGGTGGAGTTTTGGTAGCAGATGTTAATCCAACAAGGTTCGATGTCACATCTTTACAGGTAGATGACATAACAATCAGTGGAAATACTGTAACGACCACAGGAACTGACCAAGATTTGATCCTTAATGCTCAAGGAAATGGTAGCATTAGAATTGAAGCCTTCAAGTTTGAAGGAAATGCGATAACTAATATTATATCTAGTCCGATTGTATTAAAAACAACTGGAACGGGATATATTGATGTGTCAGATTCTGGTGGGTTTGTACTTCCGGTTGGAACAACAGCAAACAGACCGTTTACACCCATAACAGGTATGATACGTTACAACACCGCAGATCAACGTGTTGAATTGTATGATGGTAGTTCATGGGGTTCAATCGCAGGTTCATCAGGTGCTGTAAGTATTATTGACGCAACAGAAATAGCAGTGGAATACGCACTGGCATTAGGATAGGAAAAATATGGCAACAAATTTTAGAAACTCTGTAACAAAAAGTATAGGAACTGTGACTGCGGCTGTTTATGAAGCCGCACCGGGATCATACACAACGATCATTGGAATGGTTTTAGCAAACTTAACAGAATCAGTTGTGGAAGCCAGTGTAACATTAACAGCAACTCCAGATTCAGTTACAGGATTTATTGTAAAAGATGTTTTGATTGCACCAAACTCTAGTTTACGTGTGTTAAACTCAGGAGAAAAATTAATTGTGGCAAGTCAAAACAGTTTAAATGTAAAATCAAACATCAACGACTCATTAGATTGTGTGTTGAGTTACGTGGAGATAACATAAGATGTCAAACACAGTTGGACAGGATACTTCCGTATATCTTCAAAATGGTATCAAAGACAGATACTTTTATGGATTACGAAGAACCGATGAGGGAACGTTATTTGTCGGTAAAGTTGACCAATTGGCGGCAAACGATCCTGTGGCAATAAACAATCCAGGAAATATTGATGACAACTTTAAAGAGTTTGATCAAGGTTATGATTTTTATGAAGGCAGAGATTTGAACCACGCAAAACCATTTAAAAATTTAAGATACGAACAATTTAGATGGGACGATGTAAATCTAAATTATTATATTAATCCAGAAGGTGAACTGGTAGTTAGAATTAACAGTAATGTCGCTGACGGAGAAATTACATATCCGCAAACTGATGAAACTGTGATTGTAGAACAAACAATTTTCACTTTAGATAAAACAAATTACTTAATGGACAGTAATGAAATAACATTCGATAGAGGATAAAGTAGGAGAAAACATATGACAAGACAACTTATAAACACTGGTATTATTCCAAATGACGGTCAAGGTGATTCGTTAAGAGATGCTGGTGGAAAAATGAATAACAATTTTCAAGAATTGTACACAGCTCTTGGAAACGGAACAGCCTTAACAATAGTCAATAATAATTTGATTACTGCCACAGGTGCTAACAAAATTACTTTTTTATACAACACTCTAGCAGAGTTACCAGATGCGGCAACGTATCATGGTATGTTTGCTCATGTACACGGTGAGAATGCTTCCTACTATGCTCACGCAGGTGCCTGGGTACAAATTGCAGATGCAAATAAATCTATCGGAATGTTTTCAGATGTTGATCTTTCGTCAACGGCGACTAACGGACAAGCATTAATTTATGATTCAGGTTCACAAACTTGGAAACCAGGTGATGTTTCAGCAGGCGGCGGTGGCGGTGGAGGTGCAACTGCATTTCTTGGATTAACAGACACTCCAGTAACATACTCTGGACTATCGGGCGGCTTTTTACAAGTTAATGGTACGGCTGATGGATTAGAAATTGTTGCGGCATTTTCAGTTGATAAACTTTCAGATGTTGACACAACAACAACTACTCCAACTTCAGGACAAGTATTAAAATGGAATGGAACAAAATGGGTACCAGGTGATGATGCAACCACTGGCGGTGGTGGAACTGATGCTGACACATTGGACGGATTAGATAGTACATATTATTTAAATTACAATAACTTGAACAACAAACCAAGTGTTCCAACTTCAATATTAACATTAACAGACACTCCAGCAACTTTTTCAGGTTCAGCAGGAAGAACTGTTAAAGTAAACGCAGGTGGAACTGCTTTAGAATTTGTATCAGACGCAGGTGGTGGAGCAAGTACTCTTAACGACTTAACTGATGTAACAATAACAACACCAGCTCAAGGTGATGTGTTGTATTACAACGGTACAGGTTGGGAAAAACAAAACGGTCCAACAATGAGATGGGCTGTTGGAGCCGCAGGTTCATCAAATTACACATTCACAGGTCCAGGATTTGCAAGTGCAACAAATGATCCTGTGTTATATTTGATGAGAGGACACACTTATATTTTTGTAAATGGAACAGGTTCTAGTCATCCATTTGAATTTAGAGTATCAAACGGTGGTGCAGAATATTCATCAGGAGTGAGTGGAAGCAAAACAGGAACGCAGGTTTTAGAAGTTCCTATGGATGCTCCAAGCACACTTTATTATCAATGTACAATTCATTCAGCAATGGGTAACACAATCAACATAGTGAGTTAATAGAACATGGCACAAGTATTTGGCGTAGGCATAGACGAATTACAGAAGACACTGGCAAACAATAGATATTTCTATGGGTTGCGTAGAACAGATGTGGGCGATTTGTACATGGTGAAATCAGATTTATTAAAACTAGAAGATGGAGTTCAATTGAATAGACCAGGAAATATTGATGAAAACTACAATAATTGGAGTAGAGGAGAAGACTTTTTTGAAGGTAGAGATCAACAACACAGAAAAAATTATCCAAATTTGGTGTACGAACAGTACAAATGGGATGGTAGAAACCTGTTTTATTATGTGAATAGTGAAGGTGAATTAGTATTAAAAGTTAACGAGGCTCATACATATCCAGGATATGTAGAACCTTATAATGGTTAAGGAAATAAATACATATAGGAATTAGTCAATGGCAGATTTTCGAATAGATAGAATTAGATTTAGATGGAGAGGTGATTGGTCAGCCAATACTCTTTATGTAAAAGATGATGTACTAAGATACGGTGCAAAAGTATTTGTATGTGTTAACGTACACACATCAGACACAAACTTTTACAACGACTTAAACAACTCGACTCCAAAATGGTCTCAGATGATGGATGGCCAAAGTTGGACTGGTGCGTGGGCACCTTCAACATTTTACAAAATTGGTGAACTGGTTAAAGTTGGTGGATTAATTTACAAATGTATTGAAGGTCACATTTCAAATGCATCTGTTTCAAATGGTGTACTAGGAGATGAATTAAAATGGGTTTACTTTGCTCGTGGAGAAGATTGGCAAAGTATTTGGACACCTGCCACACTTTACAATGTTGACCAAACAGTAATTTACGGTGGATCAATTTGGAAATGTAACACAGCACACACTTCAGGAAGTGCTGATGATGGATTACAATTCAATGCGTCATACTGGGATCAATATTCTAGATCAGATAACTTTAGAAGCGACTGGACAGCAAACACTTTGTACTATCCAGATGATGTTGTGTACTACGGTGGTACAGTTTTTAGATGTACAACAGGTCACAGATCTGCCGCTTCAAACAAATTTATAAATCCTACTGCTACATACGGTGGTGCATCAGGAACGGGATTACAATTCTTTATTTTCAAAGTTGGCGCAACATATAATATTCAAATCACAAACGGTGGATCAACTTATCTTGCCTCAGAAACTTTCACAATTTTAGGATCAGCACTGGGTGGAGCAACACCAGCCAATGATGTGTCCATGGTTATCAACACAGTGGACGGTGGTGGTGCAATAACATCGATGGGAGTAAACGGTGTAGCCAACGATGCCAACGATGGTTTAGAAGCAAACAGTGGACAATGGGCAACTGTGTTCACAGGAATTAGATACAGAGGAGATTACACTGTTGGAGAAAGATATTCAGCAGGAGAACTAGTAAGATGGTCTCCTGGTATGTGGCAAGTAACCACAGGACACTGGGCAACAAGTGCCACTATGATTGAAAGTAATTTCAATTTATGGGTACCTGGTTTAGAATTTGAATCAATATGGACTATTTCTCAATACTACCAACAAGGTGATGTTGTTCTCTACGGAGGTTACACATATGTTGCACTAAAAAGTAACGTTGGTGTTACACCTGCTGTCACAGATGCATCTGCAACTTGGGAATTACAAGTTGTTGGATACACATTCAAAGGTGAATGGAAATCAACTTATCTAGTTAACAATGCTGTTGAACCTTTCCCATACAAAACTGGAGATGTTGTAAGAGCAGGTGGTGATTTATACATTGCTGTTACAGATAATGCAAGTGTAGATCCAAGCACAAGAGTTGTGTACGACGAAGGAACTGATTCTCCATTCCCATGGCAATTATTGGTAACAGGTAATGCATTCAAAGGTCCTTGGAAAGAAACTGATCTAGGTGGTGTGTCAGGCGAACAAACATATTTCCCTGGAGACGTTGTCACAGTTGCAGGCACACTTTACAAATGTATTTTAAAACATGAAGCAAATTCATCAGATGCTAAACCACCATTAGATTTTGAATCAGAAAATGTTGGACCTTACTGGATATTAGTAGCAACAGGACACACTCCTAATGTATTAGAATATCCTGGAGATATCAAAACACAAAATGATGATTCAACAAGATTAAGAATTGGTATAGGAGCATCAGGACAAGTATTAAAGGTGGGATCAAACAATATTCCTTTCTGGGAAGATTTTGATGTAACACCAAAAGTTTATTATGTATCACCAGATGGTACAGACGATCAAACAAAAGGAACGCAGTTGGCGGCTCCTTTTAAAACGATTAAATTTGCTTGTGATTTTATCAATAGCGATTTAGCCGCAAGATCACCTGCAACAGTCTTTATTAAAACAGGTTTGTATCAAGAAATTTTACCTATCACTGTGCCAAGAGACACTGCACTAGTTGGAGATGAACTGAGAAGCACAGAAGTTAAACCGGCGGCTGGTTATGAAACATCAAATATGTTTTATGTTAACAATGGTTCAGGTATTAGAAATATGTCATTAAGTGGATTATCTGGAACATTAGGACCAATCAATGAATACGGCACAAAAAGACCAACAGGCGGAGCATTTGTTTCGTTAAATCCTGGTTCGGGGGCGTCAGATGCGGCGGCTTGGATAACAACACGATCTTGTTATGTACAAAATGTATCAACATTTGGAACAGGATGTGTAGGTTTAAAAGTAGATGGCGATCTTCACAATGGTGGTAACAGATCAATTGTTGCCAATGACTTTACACAGGTTATCGATCAAGGTATTGGTTTCTGGGTTAATGGTGAAGGTAAATCAGAACTTGTATCTGTGTTCACATATTATTGTCACATAGGATATCTAGCAACTTCTGGTGGTAAAGTTAGAGCAACAAACGGAAACAACTCTTATGGAGATTGGGGTTCAGTTGCAGAAGGTGTAACACCCACTGAAACACCTATCACAGCAAAATTCAATAACAGAACACAAGAAGCTCAAGTAGATGCAGTGTACAATGATGAAAATGAGATATTTGCTTTTGCTTACGATCATGCAGGACAAGATTATACATCTGCTACTATCACAATAGCAGGTTCAGGAGAAGGTGCATCGGGTGTAATCAATTATGAAAACACCAGAGACGGTGCTGTAAATAAAATTAGAATATTAGGCCCTGGAGATTCAACTCCAGCAGGTGGTGCCGGATACACAAGTAAATCAGGACCAGCCATAACAGGTACTGCTACCAGCATACAATTGAATGCACAATTCCAAGGAACTTCAGCTCAAACAGTTGGACAAAGAATTTATATTTGGGAAGGTACTGGCAGAGGACAATACGGAATCATTGATTCTTTTAATGAATTAACAAAAGTTTGCACAGTTAAAAAAGAATTTGATAACACACCAGGATGGCAACATTTTTTAGGTGGATTTGCAATTGAAACAGCATTAGATCCATCAACAAAATATTTTATTGAGCCAAGAATACAATTCAGTGAACCACCATACAGTACTTCATCAGCATCAATTCCATTAAATGGAGATTATTTATTAGGTGCTTCAAGAAGAGTTACAAGCACAAACGTAACTATTTTATTAGGCAACGGTAGAGGTTTAAGATCAGTTGATTCTACTAACTGGACTGTTGCAAACGGTGTACCAACACAGGACTGGAACAGTTTGGTAGGCGGAAAGAATAACTTTATGGCAACTTCTAGCACAGGTGGTCTAGCAAGATCACAAGACGGTGCTAACTGGAGTGACATTTCAAGCAATATTGGAGCAGACATATTTAAAGGTTGTGCATGGGAAGACGTATCTGCACAATGGGTTGTGGTTTCATCAACAGGTGTTGTTTACATATCAGGCGATGAAGGTAACACATGGTCATCTCAACAAGTTGAACCGTACGATGGATCAACAGCAGTGTTTTCAAAAATTGCGGCAGGTAACGGTTTAATTGTTATAAGCAACGACTATGGACAAACTTGGGAATCAGTAGACGGTGGTACAACTTGGGAGTTGGCGGCTAACATAGGTGGTGACAGATATATAGTACAGCACTTGACGTTCACTGGAGATAAATTTATAGCATCAGTACAAGATTCACCATTTGACGATTCAACGTCAGTGAATAAATTCTTTGTATCAAATGCAAATGCGGCACAAAGTTCAACAAGTGCTATCACAGTTTGGACAGAATCAGAAACACCTCCACACACAGGACCATACACAGCAGTAACAAGTTCTCAAGGAACTTTTTTAGCGATCACTGTGAATGGCGAAGTGGCTTACTCATATGACGCAGTAAGTTGGAAAGAATTGGCAACATTATCAGGAACTTACTCAGGCATCGTGGGCGGTAGAAATGCTGGCGGTTATTTTGTTCCATTAAAAGATACCACAATGTCAGATATAACTGTTCTTAAAAAAGGTGCTCCACCTTTAGCAAGAGTTATAACAAATGCAGGTAAGGTTTCTAAAGTACAACTGTTAGACACAGGATCAGGATACGCAACAGCACCAACAGTTACAATCACAGACAATGTGAACATAACAGATGTGGCTGTCGAAGCAAGAATAGCCAGCGGAGTATTGAGTCAACCAACATTCACCAACAGAGGTACAGGATTTATCAATGTAAGTGCAACGGTTACAGGTGATGGATTTGCTGACGAATTCCAATTAGGAAAAGTTGTACAAATAAAAGAATTATCAAGAGAACCTGGACCAGGCGACTTGTTGTACATTAACGGCATTGAAGATCAAATTTATAGAGTAACACAGATTACAAACATTACAGGTTCAGTTCCAAATCTTACAGCACAATTTAGAATTTCACCAAGTTTGAAATCTAACGAATCTCCAGGGCATGAAACAACAATAACAATTAGACAACAGTATTCACAAGTTAGATTAACTGGTCATGATTTCTTAGATATTGGAACTGGTGGAGTAACAACAACAAACTATCCAGAACTTTACACCAATGCTGGATTCACAGAAGGTTATGAATACCAATCAAACAGAGAAACTGCCAATAATGGCGGTGGTAGAGTATTCTACACATCAACTGATCAGAATGGTAACTTCCGTGTTGGAGAATTGTTTATTGTTGAACAGGCAACAGGTATTGTAACACTTAACGCAGATTTATTCAATTTACAAGGACTATCAGAATTAGCACTAGGTGGTGTTGTATTGGGTGGAACAGAAGTTGTTATTAGAGAATTTTCAACAGATCCTACAATGGCGGCAAACTCCGACAATGTAGTACCAACACAGAAAGCAATTCTTACATATATTGGATCAAGAGTTTCTGGAGGTGGTGCTAACTTGAATGTTTCAGGTTTTAGAGCAGGTCAAATTAAAGTAAGAAATAAAGAAATATTTAATGAAGCATTTCCAGAAACAGGACAAATTGTTATAGATAGAATTGCTAATTTAAATGGTGGATTTTCAGGCTCATTGTTAGCATTGAACTTTTTCACTGGCGGTACAGCAAGTACAGAATTAAATGAAGGAGATCCGACTAGTGCTATTGATAGTTCTAACGGATACGGCGAATAATGATAAATAACTGTAATAAGAGGATATATTAACCCATGGCTGAGTTTAAATTAGGTAGAATACGTTTTGTTTGGAAAGGTGCTTGGTACACAAGTGCTCTTTATTCAGTAGATGATG